CTAGGTCTACCCCAATTGGTGTTGGAACACCAATGTTCGAGTCCACTACTTGGATATTTATTTATCCTTTCGTGGTACTTGACGGAAGTAGGTTGAACCCGTCAAGGGGTACTTAAAAAGTGCTTCTACGGGACTTCTTCCAAGCCTTCACAGCAATTAATTGTTGTGAAAGACTTGATATGGATCACTTGGAGATTCGAGATTTATTTCGATTCTTCAAGTAACTAGATGATAAAATACTTGATGGACCACGACTTAGTCGTATTAGTCTATCAAGATCATTTATATAATCAGTTAGATCCATACTATCTGGAATCTCAAGGGAATCTCAGACTTCCTTGAACCTTAATGGTTCAGGGTTGTCATAATGAGTTTCCATTTTGAATTCAGATGAAGAGAACAGACTTTCTTCCTTCTTTGAAAAGGAGATAAGATGTGAATAAATAGAACCTGCAAAGGCAGACTTTGCCTTAACTCAGGGACCTTTTAAAACATAGTTCAATCTATGCCATCTTTCCAGGTTCGTCCGAACCTCAGGCATCTTTAAAGATACAGATCGACTAATATTATTAATAAATTGATAATTATTATGAGATCCGTACTTTAAACATGCCTTCGCTGCCTCACGGCATTGCTTAGAAATGAGATTACTCTCATTCTTAAGTAAGACTTCTATGAATCTTAATGGAATTGATTCCATTAATGTTCATAAACCAGTATACTGAGTTTGTCATCCTAAAATTTCTTTTGGGAGCAAACCAAGTTCTTGGTTATGGGATTTTCTCTTAGATAGTAAAATATTACGAATCTTAGAGAAACCTCATAAAGTCGCGAGCTCATCATATACCCCTTCTGCAAGGGGGAAAGATTGAGCGAAATCGGGCCCATGAATAAGATTCTGACAAAACTCTCTTTCAAGAGTTAATGCAGGAACTAATTCTGGGACACGTACTTTTAATGCTTTCCAAATGGAAAATAGATCAGATCTAGTTCCACTGAAGATAGCACCTAAAGGTAAAGGACCAACTTTCAGACCACCTACACATAACTTGGCTGCAAATTCACAGCGAAGTAAGGTGTTAGGTGGTGAAATGACTGACTTGGGTAAGGAAATTCCTACACCTAGGTCAAGCATAACTGATTGGTAAATTTCTCCAACATCCTTGTCGAAGATAACAATATCATCGCCAAGGACCAAATATCGAGGAAGTGAACCATCTAATCAAGATTGTCCAGCTAAGTCAAAACAAAGCCGGACAATGATATGATGGGTAACTGCCAACATAGCTCAAGATGTATACATACCCATTCCTTGACCAGTTTTATACTGGACTAAGGATTGAGTACCAGAAACACGGAAACGTGCTCTGGACATCAAGAGTCCTCACAATATGGAAAGCTTCCAATGATTGGTAGCCTTACATAAAATGAGAATTTGGACTAAAAGGGGAAGTCGGTCTGTAGCAGAGCTCAAATCAAAAGAATAACATCCATTTGGGTTACCCCGCTTGGATCATTCTGATGAAATATAGTATATCTTTTCTTGATCAAAAGTAGCATCACACTTAACAGTGCGAAGTCAATTGAACAAGACATTGTGAAAAGGAAGAAGAATAGATTGAACTATTCAACTACTAATCGCAATATATCGAATCTTACCCGCCCCGTCAGGAAATGTTGCTAAACGGAACCTAGTTCCATTAACAATCATATTCTTAAGGGATCCAACTCCTTCCTTTTTGAGGGAAGAGTGGAAACGGGATATAAATCCATGACCTAGGTAATCGAATAATTCGGTTAAATTGGTTATGAATGGATAGTTCTCATCAAGAGAACTATACTTACAAAAGGATTTATATTGATTACAGTACATCTGAAGAATATTCCGAAGTACTAAATCATAATATATAGATATAATTTCTACTACCTTTACAAGATAAGATTTACCATAAGGACCTTGCTTTGAGAATCCACTGAGTCCGGCATAGCCGGGTGTCAATGATTTCTTAAGTAAGGTATTCCTAAATGGTAAGTTATTAGTAAAGGACTGAGCTTTGAATCCAATACAGTGTCAACGATTAAAGATAACTGTACATCAACGAATTGATTGTACAGTTGACCAAAACCCTAATGAATTAGTAATACTACTAAAATCCAAAGGGGTTGGTACAACCAGAAATCGGTAACACCGGTAGAAGGTTAGAAGGATTACACAATCTCAGGTTCTAGGATTATTTCTTAGAAACTGATAAAGGTAACGAGGAATATTATCAACAGATGACTTACGTCATTGTCGATTAGTATAACTCGAGATAATCTTATTGAAAAGAAGAAATTTCTTAACAGTTTGAAAATCTGCCTTCATACGTAAGGGTATGATATTACTATCACTCTTACGCATCAAATGTACCCAGGATAACTTAGCGGCAGTTAATGCCCCCAAAGTTACCCGGTTGTTCGTTAAAGTCTTAACAAAATTAAAACTTTGACAAACTATCTTTATACCCGACCCTCGCCAATTTGGCGGTGGGGTCACAAGTTGAACTGTTTGCTTTCTCCGAGTAGAAATACTCGGGTGCCGTGAACCCAGAATAACTTGAAAGAGAGTAGTCAGATATCTAATCACTGTTATAGTGATGTAAATCATCATAATAGTG